TAAATACGAAAAAGATGATGAGTTGGCGGCTGACAGATTGAAAAATGCAGCCGCTACAAAAAAACTTGCTATCTTTGATGCATTCGAGATATTAAAAAGAATTGAAGATGAAAAGCAATTAATAGATGGAATTGACATAGTTAAAAATAATACGCCTAAAGGATTTGCAGAATCAAGATCAAAATAGTTTATTTAGAAAGCTGTACAAAATTGTGCCAAACAATGTTATGGCAACAAAGAACAGAGCACGTACATGGCTATATGGTTATAATCCTAAATATGATTTTGTAGTAATTTCTAAAACTGGGCAAATTGACCAAATAATAAATATAAATGGTTTAAATATTGCCTTACCTAAGCCTCCCGCGCGCGTGTATGCGAGAGACAAAAAACAAAAAGAACAATATTGGGAGCCACATGTTTTGCCTAAAGAGTTAAAAAGAATACAGTCTATATTCCATTGGCACGAAACACCACCACAATTTAAAAACAAATGGGTAGATTATATTGAGCAAGAGTTTGACAGGAGAGATGAAGGTTTTTGGTTTATGAATAATGGAGAACCAACCTATATAACTGGCACTCATTATATGTATCTGCAATGGACAAAAATTGATGTTGGTCATCCAGATTTTAGAGAAGCAAATAGATTGTTTTATATTTTTTGGGAAGCATCTAAAGCGGATAAAAGAAGTTTCGGTATGTGTTATTTAAAAATAAGACGTTCTGGATTTTCTTTTATGAGTTCATGTGAGGGTGTAAACACTGCAACAATTACTAAAGACTCAAGAATAGGTATACTTTCTAAAACTGGTGCCGATGCCAAAAAAATGTTTACAGATAAAATTGTACCTATTTCTAACAATTATCCGTTCTTTTTTAAACCCATACAAGATGGTATGGATAAACCTAAAACTGAATTAGCTTATAGAGTTCCAGCTTCTAAAATTACAAAAAAAAATATGTATGTTATAGATGAGGAAGAGTTAGAGGGATTAGACACTACAATTGACTGGAAAAATACATCTGACAACAGTTATGATGGTGAGAAGCTACAGCTTTTACTTCATGATGAAAGTGGTAAATGGGAAAGACCTGAAAACATTTTAAACAACTGGAGGGTTACAAAAACATGTCTTAGGTTAGGTAGTAAAGTTATTGGCAAATGTATGATGGGTTCGACATCTAATGCTTTGGACAAAGGAGGTGCTAATTTTAAATCTTTATACGAAGATTCGGATTGCATGAAAAGAAATTCTAATGGACAAACAAAAAGTGGTTTATATAATTTGTTTGTTCCGATGGAATGGAATATGGAAGGTTTTATAGATAGATATGGAATGCCTGTATTAAAAACTCCTAAAGAACCAGTTATGGGTATAGATGGAGAATTAATTTATCAAGGAGCTATTGATTATTGGCAAAACGAAGTAGAATCACTTAAAAACGATCCAGATGCATTAAACGAGTTTTATAGACAATTCCCAAGATCTGAGTCTCATGCTTTTAGAGATGAAAGCAAACAGTCGTTATTTAATCTGACAAAAATATATCAACAAATAGATTACAATGATTCTTTAATAATGCAACATCATGTAACCCAAGGAGGTTTTCATTGGAAAGATGGAATAAAAGATTCTAAGGTAATATGGAGCCCAAATAAAAGAGGAAGATTTTTTGTAACTTACATTCCAAAGGCTTCGCTTCAAAATAACGTTATAGAAAGAGGAGGGCATAAACGACCAGGAAATGAACATCTTGGTTCATTTGGTTGTGACTCTTATGACATTTCTGGAGTTGTTGTTGGGAAAGGTTCTAACGGATCATTACATGGGTTGACTAAATTTAATATGGATGACGCACCTAGTAATGAGTTTTTTCTTGAATATATAGCCAGACCTCAAACAGCCGAAATATTTTTCGAAGAAGTTTTAATGGCTTGTGTTTTTTATGGTATGCCAATATTATGCGAAAACAATAAACCACGTTTGCTGTATCATTTTAAAAATAGAGGATATAGGGGGTATTGTTTAAATAGACCAGATAAAAAATATAACAAGTTATCTAAAACCGAAAGAGAATTAGGTGGGATACCTAATAGCTCAGAAGATGTAAAACAATCACATGCATCTGCAATTGAATCCTATATAGAAAAACATGTAGGATTGGATTTAGATGGAACTTATAGAGATAAAGATGTTATGGGTACAATGTATTTTCAACGAACACTAGAAGACTGGGCGAAGTTCGATATAACTAATAGAACAAAATTTGATGCCGCAATAAGTTCTGGTTTAGCAATTATGTCTAATCAGAAACACCTATACACCCCAACTCAAAAACAATCAAAAATAAGCATTAACTTTGCAAGATATAATAACAAAAGTTCAGTTAGTCAATTACTTAAAAGATGAAAGACGTTACAATTAATATACAATCTGCTGCTTTTCCTGATCAATTTGTTTCAGACTCAACAAAAGACACAGTAGAATATGGTTTACAGATAGGACAAGCAATACAATATGAATGGTTTAGAAGAGATAATGGTTCATGTAGATTTTATGATCAGTGGGGTGAGTTCATGCGCCTGCGCTTGTACGCGCGAGGGGAGCAGTCAATTGCTAAATATAAAAATGAATTAGCTATAGATGGTGATTTATCTTATTTGAATTTAGATTGGACACCAGTTCCTATTATACCAAAGTTTGTAGATATTGTTGTAAATGGAATGTCTGATAGATTATTTAAAGTAAAAGCATATGCAGAAGACGCAATGTCTGCTGAAAAAAGAAACGAGTTTCAAAAACAAATAGAAGGTGAAGTAATAGCAAAACCTTTATTCAATCAAATACAAGAAGACTTTGGTATAAATGTTTTCCAGTCTAATCCAGATGAACTTCCAGAATCAGATGAAGAAATGGAATTGTACATGAATATGAAATACAAGCCAGCTGTTGAAATAGCAGAGGAGGTTGCAATTAATACATTATTTTCTGAAAATCATTACAATGATATAAGAAATAGAGTAGATTATGATTTAACTACACTAGGTATAGGGATAACTAAACATGAGTTTTTACCAGGACAAGGTGTAAAATTAGATTATGTTGATCCTGCTAATGTGGTGTATAGTTACACAGAAGATCCTTATTTTAAAGATTGTTTTTATTGGGGAGAAATTAAAACTGTACCTATGACAGAATTAATTAAAATTGATCCATCATTAACTAATTCAGATTTAGATGAAATAGCTAAGTATAGTCAATCATGGTACAACTATTTTAATACATCACAGTTTTACGAAAACAGTATGTTTTATAGAGATACTGCAACATTATTATATTTTAATTATAAAACCACACACTCATTCGTATATAAAAGAAAAAAATTATCTGACGGTTCTTATAAAACTGTACAGAAAGATGATCAGTTCAATCCACCACAAGAGATGATGGAAGAGGGTAACTTTGAAAAAGTTGAAAAAAGAATTGATGTATGGTATACTGGTGTGATGGTAATGGGGACTAATATTGTTTTAGAATGGAAATTAGCTGAAAACATGGTAAGACCAAAATCAGCAAATCAATTCGCAATGCCTAACTATGTTGCATGTGCACCTAGAATGTATAAAGGACAATTAGAGTCTTTAGTCAGAAGAATGATTCCTTTCGCTGATTTGATACAAATGACACATTTGAAAATTCAACAAGTTGTTTCTAGGATTGTGCCTGATGGTGTTTTTATAGATGCTGATGGACTAAATGAGGTTGATTTAGGAACGGGCAATGCTTATAATCCAGAAGATGCATTACGATTGTATTTTCAAACAGGTAGTGTTATTGGTAGAAGTTATACTCAAGATGGAGAGTTTAATAATGCAAAAGTGCCTATACAACAGTTAACTGCTAACAGTGGTTCAAGTAAAATGCAAATGTTAATTGCTAACTATAATCATTATTTAGATATGATTAGGTCGGTAACAGGTTTAAACGAAGCGCGAGATGGTTCTACTCCTGATCCAAATTCTTTAGTAGGTGTACAAAAACTAGCAGCTTTGAATAGCAATACAGCTACACGTCATATACTGGACGGAAGCTTGTATATAACTAGAACAATTGCAGAATGTTTATCAATCAGAACTGCTGATATATTAGAATTTGCTGATTTTAAAGATGAGTTTATAATGCAAATTGGCAAATACAACTCTGGTATCTTAGAAGAAATAAAAGATTTGTACATCTATGATTTTGGTATATTCATCGAAATGTCGCCAGATGAAGAAGAAAAAGCAATGCTTGAAGCTAATATACAAATGGCTTTATCTAAAGAAAATATAAGTCTAGAAGATGCTATTGATATTAGAGAGATTAATAATCTTAAAATGGCTAATCAATTGTTAAAATTGAAGCGTAAACAAAAGCAAGAGCAAGAGCAACAACAAAGAATGCAAGAGCAACAGATGGCTGCTCAAATGCAAATGCAGGCTGAACAAGCCAAGGCTCAGCTTGAGGCACAAAAAGTACAAATGGAAACTCAGTCTAAAATGCAAGTAAAACAAGCTGAAATAAGTTTTGAAATAGAAAAACTTAAAAATGAAGCAATGTTAAAAGAACAACTTATGCAAACAGAATTTCAATTTCAAATGCAATTGAAAGGTGTTGAACAACAAGGATTGCAACAAAGAGAGACCGAAAGGGAAAACGCGAAAGATGCACGTATAAGCCAACAATCCACACAAACATCTAAAATGATTGAACAAAAGAAAAGAGATTTACCTGCAATAAATTTTGAATCAAACGAAGATAGTTTAGATGGTTTTGATTTAGCAGAATTTGAACCAAGATAATGTTTGCAAATTTTAATTTACAAAAATATAAAACAGTAAAATATCCTTCTGACTCATCTTTAAAGACTTTAAGCGAAATAAAAGACTTACAAGCTAAACCTTTGGATAAAGCATTTGCATTGAAATATGACAATGTGTTTAATGTTTTTAAAAACATTTTTATAAATAAACAAAGAACATTTCCTTCAGAGTTAGTGAAAAGTTTATTAACTGAAAGCACTAAGCCAATATTAAAAATAAAAAATTATCACAATCGTAAACGACCTAATGTAGTGGCAAAAGATTATGGTATCTCATTACCTTATGTAAAAATGTCATCTGCACAAACCGCATCATTTCCATCTGGTCATTCTGCACAAGCATATTTGATAAAAGAAGTTTTAAGTGATAAATTTCCAGAATTGACTTCACAATTTCAAAAAGCAGCAGACAATATATCTAAAAGCAGAATACTGGCAAATGTACATTACGAAAGCGATAAAAGAGTGGGTGAGCAGTTAGGATTGGACTTATATAATCACCTAAAAAATATTTAATTTTTTGTTTAACTTTGTTTTAAATTTAATCTAATTCAATATTATGGAAATAAAAGTAAGAGACTTAGGGCAAAAAGAAGAAAAGTCCAAAGCTGAAATTGAAGAGTCATTGTTACAAAAACATGAAGATAAGTTTGAAGACAGTGAATCACAAACAGAGCAAACAGATACAGTAGAGGTTTCAAATGAAAACGATACTGAAAAAGAAACTCCCTCATCAGAGACAATTGATGAAACTCCCTCATCAGAGTTAAATGATGAAGACGTTCTTTCTTATATTAGAGATAGATACAACAAAGATATAAATTCAGTGAATGAATTGTTTGAGGAAAAAGAAGCAAACGAAGAATTACCTGAAGATGTGTCTGCGTATTTAAAGTACAAAAAAGACACTGGACGTGGAATCCAAGATTTCTATAATTTACAGAAAGATTACGATTCTATGGAAGATGACTCTGTACTTGCTAGTTACTATAGTATAACCGAAGATGGGTTAGATGCTATTGACATTCAAGATATTATTGAGGATAAATTTAGTTTTGATGAAGAATTAGATGAACCTCGCGATATTAAGAAAATAAAACTAGCGAAAAAACGAGAACTTGCGAAAGCGAAAAAGTTTTTGAATGAGCAGAAAGATAAATACAAAGTACCTCTTGAGTCAAGCGGGGATCAATTATCTAACGATCAACAAGAAAATTTAAATGCTTATGAAAGTTATCTTAAGGAATCTAAATCTATTGAGGAGCAAAATAAAAAGAAGTATAATTACTTTCTAGATAAAACCAACGAGGTTTTTAACAATGAATTCAAAGGTTTTGAATTTAAGGTAGGAGATAATAATATAACTTTTAAACCTGGGACAGGTGAAGAGCTTAAAAATGTGCAGTCCGATTTTAACAATTTTGTTAATAGGTATATGGACAAACAAACAGGGCTAATTGCTGATCCAAAGGGATATCATCGTTCACTAGCAGTAGCTATGAACCCTGAGAAATTTGCTCAATTTTTTTACGACCAAGGTGTTTCTGCAACTGTGGATAATGTTACTAGAAAATCTAAAAACATAAACATGGATATTAGAAACGCTGCTCAACAAACTGTCACAAAAGATGGTATGAGAATAAGGGCTGTAGGAGATACCAATAGTGGAAGAGGACTTAAAATTAGAAGTATTAAAAAAGTTTAACAAATTAAAAATTTAAATTATTATGGCAGTACAAGCGGTACCCGGATTCGATTTACAACCGAGTTCACAACAAGTCCCTGTATCAACTAATTATCTGTCTTCGGCAGACTTTACTTGGTTACAGCAATATCTTCCTGACACTTACGAAAAAGAATTCGAAAGATACGGGAATAGAACAGTAGCATCATTCTTAAGAATGGTAGGCGCTGAAATGCCTTCTAACTCTGACCTTATTAAATGGGCAGAACAAGGAAGGTTACACAATAAATACCAAGGTTTAACAACAGTATCAGCAGCAGCTTCTGATACAGCAATATTTGTTATTCCAGCAGGTGATTTTAATCCAGCATTAGCTTCGCCAAATTTGGCAGCTCTTAGAGCAGGACAAACAGTAATGTTAAGTTCTTCTGTAGCAGGATCTACACTATCAGCTAAAGGAATTATAACAGCAGCTCCATCAGGAACTGGTGCGGCAGCAAGAACTTTTAGTGTAGGTTTCTACTCGGCAGCGGGTATGCCTGCATTCACTTCAGGTTCTATTGATTGTTTTATTTATGGTTCTGAATTTGCAAAAGGAACAACTGGAATGGTTGGTTCTAATGAAGCAGATGATTTTATCTTTCAAAATAAACCTATTATTATCAAAGACAAATATTCTGTTTCTGGTTCTGATATGGCTCAAATCGGTTGGATTGAAATCCAGTCTGAGAACGGAGCTAATGGATATTTATGGTATCTTAAATCTGAGCACGAAACAAGACTTAGATTTGAAGATTATTTAGAAACAGCTATGGTGGAAGCAGTTCCAGCAGAAGCAGGTTCTGATGCAGGTAACTATCTACAAGGTTTAAACGCAGGTGGTGCTTCAGCAGCAGAGAAATCTGGTTCTGATGGTATTTTCTATGCTGTTGAAAATAGAGGTAATATTTTTGGTGGAGGTAATCCAACAAGTTTAGCTCAGTTTGATAGTGTTATTCAAAGACTAGACAAACAAGGAGCTATCGAAGAAAATGTTATTTTCTTAAATAGAAATTTCTCATTTGATATTGATGATATGTTAGCACAACAAAACTCTTATGGAGGTGGTGGTACATCATATGGTCTATTTGATAATGATAAAGATATGGCTTTAAATCTTGGATTTACAGGATTCAGAAGAGGTTATGACTTTTATAAGTCTGACTGGAAATATCTAAACGATCCTACAATGAGAGGTGGTTTAGTTGGTGGAGCAGTTAATGGATTATTAGTCCCAGCTGGTTCAACTACTGTATATGACCAAATCTTAGGAAAGAATGCTAAAAGACCATTCTTACACGTTAGATATAGAGCTTCTGAAACTGAAGACAGAAGATACAAAACTTGGATTACTGGTTCAGCTGGTGGTGCAAGAACTTCTGACTTAGATGCAATGGAAGTCAATTTCTTAAGTGAAAGAGCTGTATGTACTTTAGGTGCAAACAACTTCTTTATCTTTAAGGACTAATATTATTGTAAATATTACCCTCACTACGGTGGGGGTAACATTTATGTTTTACTGAAATCAAATTAAATTAAATTAAATACAATGAAAAAAAAAGCAAAATACGTCACTAAAGTTTATAAACTTGCAGGCGAACAAACTCCCCTCTCTTACATGTTATCATCAAGACACTCTCAAAGGTCTCCTTTGTTATATTTTGATGAAGAACAAGGAATTAACAGACCATTAAGATATGCACGAAATCAAAAAAGCCCATTTGAGGATGAGCAAGATGGTAATGCAATTCTAGAACCAATAGTTTTTGATGATGGTATGTTGGTAGCTCAAAAAGAAGACCAAGTACTACAAGAGTTTTTACATTATCATCCAGGTAATGGTAAAATATTTTTAGAAGTGAACAAAGAACAAGATGCATTAAATGAGTTAACAGAGGCCGAAAGTGTTTTAGAAGCTCAAATAATTGCTAAAGAACTTTCAAGTAATACCCAGAAACTATTACAAGTATCTAGGGTTTTGTTAGGCAATGTTGTTGATAGTATGACTATTCCAGAATTAAAAAGGGATTTGTTAATATATTCTAAAAATAATCCAGAAGACTTTATTAATACCATAAACGATCCTATGTTACAATTACAAGATGATGTTTATCAAATATTTAAAGCTGGGTTCTTACAAACACGAAACAATGGTAAAGAAGTTTATTATAATCTACCTAACAATAAAAAAAGATTAATATCTGTTCCTTTTGGTGAAGATGCTAGTTGGATTGTTGGTTCGTTTTTTCAATCAGATGATGGCGTTGAAATATATAAGCTACTTAAAAATCGCTTAAAAAAGTCTGAATAATATAATTATCTTTGTATAATTGTTTAACCCCATAAATTTATAAGATATGGAAAAATTTTTAAAAGTAACTGTAAGTGATCAAGATTATTTAATTAATGTTAATCACATTCTTACAGTAGAACAAGGTACGGGAACTGGAGCTGTAGACATTTTATATGATATAGTAGGTCATTCAGCAACTGGCGCAAGTGAGGTTATAGGTGTCACATTAACTGCTTCAACAGCAGATGATACAGCTAAAAAGAAAGAGCAAATTGGTAGCATCGTTGAAGCTATTGAAGATGCACTAGCTACAAGCTGGAACAGACCTATTTTTACTCTTTCACCAAAATATCCTGTTACAACCGTTGCTCAAGTAGAAAAAGCATGGGCATAGTTTAATCTATTAGACTTAAATTAAGAAGAGGCTTAAACAATTGAGCCTCTTTTTTTTTGTTTATATTTGTAAAAAGAACTAGAATGATTAATTCAGTTAGAAATACAGTACAAGCAATCGCAAACAAGAATAATTATGGATATATATCTCCACAAGATTTTAATTTGTACGCGCAACAAGCACAAATGGATTTATTTGAAGACTATTTTTATCAATACAATAGTTGGATAAATAAACAAAACCAAAGGGTGTCTGGTACTGGTTATGCAGATATAGTAAAAAGTTTAGTAGAAGTAATTGATAGTTTTTCAGTAACTAAAGGATTAATTAAACAAGCAAATAATATGTTTAATTTGCCTGCAGATTACTATTATATAAATAAAATAAATTATTACCCCAACTTTGTAGACAGTGGATTCACTACTGCCGCAGGAGTATCTAATCGTTTAACAGACTCAGCTGCTCAGTTCTCCACTAGTGGTGTGGTTAAAGTAGGGCAATTAATAACAAACACTACAGCATCTAGTGATTATTCTGGTTTTAGTGCATTTATAGTAAGTATTGATAGTAATACACAATTAACATTAAGCACCAACATATTTCCTATAGGTGGTGCTGGTGGTGACACATATTCTACATACAATACGACTGGTATTGTAGAGGTTGAACGAGTTAATCAAAATAAAATATTTTATTTAAACAACTCACCACTTACTGCTCCTACAACTGGTTTTCCTGCTTATGTGTTAGGAGGTGCAACTAGTGGTATTGTAGGATCGAGTGATTCTGCACAAGGTCAGTTAGGTAATACTGTTACAGTATATCCAACTACTATAAGCAATGCAGGATCTGTTATTACTGATTATGTAAGATATCCTCTACCTCCTAAATGGACATATTTAACTGTTGGCGGAACTTCTGGAAGTCCAGAGTTCGATTCTAGTCAAGCTGATTATCAAGATTTTGAATTACCATTATCAGATGAACCTGGTATAGTAGCAAAAATTTGTCAATATGTCGGTATTGAAATACGAGAAGCAGATGTGTATCAGTTTGGTAAACAAGAAATAGTTGAAGACAATCAAATACAAATATAGATTATGGCATATTTAAACGATTATCAATATTATGCAAATGAAGGTGGTACTCCTAAAGATAAAAACTGGGGTTCATATCAATACGTTACATTAAATGAAATCGTAAACAATTTTATGTTAATGTATCAAGGTAATAATTCATTAATAAACAATATTTCACGATATCAAGTTTTATTTCATGCAAAAAGAGGCATACAAGAATTGAACTATGATGCTATGAAAGAAATAAAAATATTACAATTAGCTCTAGATGATTCTTTGTTATTTGTTTTGCCACATGATTATGTCAATTGGGTAAGGGTATCAATGTTTCAAAATGGAGTATTATTTCCACTCACAGAAAACATACAGACACAATGGGCGGGTACTTATCTACAAGACAACAATAACAATATACTGTTTGATCAAAATGGAAATGTTTTAAAACCACAGGATTCACCATTAGATTTATCTAAAAAAACAATTTACCTAAATAATGAAAGTATATATGATGGCTGTGAAGGTTATTGTGTAGATGGTTTATGGTATTTTGATTTTGCTATTGGTGGGCATTTTGGACTAAACACAGAAACTGCTAACACTAATCCTACTTTTTCTATAGATAAAAAAAGAGGTGTTATTAATTTTAGCTCTATTGCATCTGGGCAGTCTATTGTATTAGAATATGTTTCTGATGGAATGGAAAGAGGAAATGATGCTGACATAAGTATAAATAAGTTATTTGAAGAATTTATTTATGCATATATTAAATACTCTTTATTAAATGGTAAATTAGGAGTGCAAGAATATGTTGTAAACAGAGCTAGAAAAGATAAGTCTTCTTTATTAAGAAACGCAAAAATTAGATTAAGTAATATACACCCTGGTCGACTATTAATGAGCATGAGAGGTCAGGCTAAATGGATTAAGTAATATGCCAATAGTAACTACAAATTTTGTACGCGGAAGAATGAATAAAAGCGTGGATGAGAGGCTACTCCCACCAGGCGAATATGTCAATGCTATAAATGTTAGGCTAGGATCTACAGAAACTACTGAGATAGGAGCTGTAGAAAATTCAAAAGGAAATACAAAACTTACTACAATACAGTTTGAAGGTGTAGATTTGGCAGATGCTACTTGTATAGGTGCCTATGATGATGGAGCAAATGAAACCATATATTGGTTTATTACTTCTCCTACAGTAGATATGATTGTTTCTTTTGACACTAAAAACGAATTAATTACTTATCATGTAGTTTCTGTAAGTGTTTTAAATTTTGACACTAAACAACTAATTAATGGTGTAAATAAAATAGGGGATTTATTGTTTTTTACAGATGATGTAAATCCACCAAGAAAAATAAATGTTACCAGAAATTATCCTAGTCCTCTTTCTGGTGCAGACGTTATAACAGATAAAGAGTTAAATGTTATTGTTCAACCTCCTTTAGAGGCACCTACATTTAATTTAATATCACAGGCGACTGAAGCAAATTATATGGAGACTCGTATGATTTCTTTCGCATATAGGTACAAATATCAAGATGATGAATATAGTGCATTGTCTCAATTCACTGATATAGCATTTGTGCCTGGTGTTTTTAAACTTGATATAGCCACTAATCTAAATAGTGGTATGAAAAACATATACAATGCAGTAGAGCTTAGTTTTAATACTGGAGACTCTAATGTAGTAGGTGTTGATTTGGTGTTCAAATTTGCAGATTCTAATGTATTAAATGTAATTGAAAGATTTGATAAATCTAATTATGGTTGGCCAGACAACACAATCCAAACTCAAACTTTTAGTAATAGTAAAATATACACTATTCTGCCAGACAGTGAATTGTTAAGGCTTTATGATAATGTACCTAGAATTGCTAAAGCCCAAACATTAATGGGTAATAGATTAGTTTATGGTAATTATGTAGATGGTTACAATTTAGTTGATAGTGATGGTAATAGCTGTCAAATGACTTTTGAGGCTGAAAGAGTAAGCACTAATATTGAAACAAATGATTTTACTCCTAGTTTAGTAAGTGGAGTGCAATATACTATAGATACACCACAAACTATAGCTAATAGCACTGTGTCTGTAGATTTATCTGATATTGCTACAAAATTAAAAAGTGGTGCTGTATTAGATTTTGATTTTACATTTATTCATTCAACCTTTTCTGGTAATAGTGGAACAACAACAACATCACAACCTTCAACTGACATCTCTACAATATTTACATTAGCACAAGATTTTAATAGTGTTTATGAAATGGTAAATAGTGTTGATTTTAAAACAAGAATTGGAAGTGAACCTGCATACTTTACAACAGTTGCTAATGCATGTTCCAATGGAACAAGTTTTACTGACACATTTAATTGTGCTGTAACTAATCCTGGTGACAGTGATAATAATATACAATGGTCAAAAAGCGAAAGTGGTATTTCTGGTTTAAATCAAGGGATTAGAATAACAGCACAACCTGGCTCTAATGTAGTTACATTTCAAATACCTGCAATGAAATTTATAGATGGTAATGCACCAGCCGCATCACCTTTATATGAATACTATAAGTTTACTTCTGGAGAGGTGTTGTTTTTAGGAAATGGTAACACTAAAAGTTTACATAGTAACAGAAACTACGAAGTAGGAGTAGTTTACATGGATGAATATTTAAGAAGTTCTACAGCATTGGTTTCTCCAGACAATACAATATTTACACCTGCTTCAACATCAAATCAAAAAAATCAAATAAAAGTTACTATTCCAATAACACAAAAACCACCATACTGGGCAAGTAAGTATAAATTTGTAGTCAAAAGAGCTGAAGGGCCATACGAAACTATTTATAGTAATTTTTATTACAGAGATACCACTACAAATACAGTGTATTTTAAATTAGAAGGGCAAAATCAAACTAAAGTAAAGACTGGTGATATATTAAGAGTTAAAGCTGATACCTTTGGTCCTCTGTCGAACTATCAAACACAGGAAGTGTTAAGTGTAGATGCAAAAGAACAAAACTTTTTAACTCCAGCTGCAAACATAGAAACAGGCGGAGTTGCTCCTTATATTTCTGAATTAGCAGGATTATATATGGAGCTAAAGCCAACAAATTTTAATATAGATACATCAGAAGATTCATCTGCATGGAGTTCTGGAACTGAATCTGATGAGTCAAAAAGAAATTATCCAAGTATTCAAATACCTTGTTTTAGAGACAAAACAACTAATGATGTTAATGTTGTATTACCAGAAGGTAGTTTAGTTACATTTGATTTTGAGTTTTTTAGAAGTGAAAGGAATAATAATGCAGGATCAGAGATTTATAGATATAACAAAACATTTCAAGCGTCTAATGATTATGATAATTTATATGAATTTGTAGTTGGTGAAGCAATTGACTTTACTGGTGGTACAGATACAAGCACAGATGATTCTGGTGCAAATGAAAATGTATTTATAAATCAAGTTCCATTGCCTTCCAAAAGTATACCAGGAAGAATACAAGGAAAAAATCAATATAGGTTTTCTACAACTAATGGAGGTGCACCATCTACTGGATCAGGGCAAACTAATTTTTTATATTTAGCATTAAAAAGTGGGACTCGTGGTATTGGAGGACATCCTTCAAGAGTAAAAGGAAGAATATCTGTACAAGTCGCAAACTCAATAATAACTTTTGAATCTATACCAGTGGATGTAGATAATGACATTTATTATGAAGACGATGCATGTTATGATATTACTGGTGGTTTTCATACTGGGACAACACAAACTCAAACAAGTACATTACCCGCTATAAGTACATTAGGGTTTTTTGATTGTTTTTCGTTTGGTAATGGTGTAGAAAGTTTTAAAGTAGAAGATTCTCTTGTAGGGCAATCTTTCACTTTAGGACAAAGAGTAACATCAGTGTCTGATCAAGACTTTAAAGAAGCAGATAGGTTTGCTGGTATGACATACAGTGGTTTATTTAGTGAAGAATCTAATGTTAATAGATTAAACGAATTTAATTTAGGTTTAGCGAACTTTAAAGACTGCGAGGTAACTTATGGTCCTATTGAGGTTTTACATGCAAGAGAGACAGATATAATGTGTTTACAAGAGGATAGAATATCTTATGTATTAGCACAAAAAGATGTATTAACAACAGCTGATGGTGGTGGTGCAATATCATCATCTCCCTTAGTTTTAGGACAACAGGTTGCTAGAATAGAAGAGTATGGTATAAGTAGCAACCCTGAAAGTTTCGCATCACATGGTGATTCTATGTATTTTACAGATGCTAAAAGAAATGCAGTAATACAATTAAAAGGCTCTGGCAGACAACAAGCATTAATAGTAATTTCTGAGCTAGGCATGAGGTCATATTTCAGAGATTTATTTACACAAAATTTTAATAAACAAAAATTAGGTGGATATGATCCTTATATGAATGAATATATATTGTCTTCAACAGTTACAGATATACCAAGTGCCATAGTGCCTTTAGCATGTGGAACATTAATATCTAGACAATCAGTTACAAATGCTTCTTCATATGCTGTAGATTTCGGAACTGCACAAGGGGTTGTAAGTTTTGATTTTAATGTGACTGGCACAGTAACATTGTCAGTTGTTTGGGACAATAACACTGTAATAAATCAATCAATATCTGGAAGTGGCTCAGTTACATTCGATAAAAATAAATCAAATCCAGACACTGCAACTGTTACAATAACACCATCTGGTAGTGTTACATATGATATAACACCACAATGTCCGCTAACCAATGAAATTATTGTCGTACAAATAACTTTAGGCTCACCAGTTGATGATGGTAAGTTTATTCATAATCAATATTATTGGAACAAAGGAACATTAACAAGCCCAGTTTCAAGTGAGCTTGTAACATTTACATCTTCCGATCCAGTAGAAAGTTTTATATCAACCACTGGACAAACTTCGGTAGGGATAATGCCTGTTTCTGGTTCAACCATTACAATGCAGTCTAATAAAAAAGATTTTGATGATTTTGTGTTTGACGGAACAGTAGATAAGTTTAAATACTTAGTAAGCCCTATACAATATACTGCAAATGATTGGGCTATAATTGATGCCGCATCAACAACTGCAACACCAATAACAAATCCTTCAACAGGATTGTATCAAGCATCATTTACATATACTAACAGTAGCCCTATAACTGACAAATATTTATACATGGTATGGGATTACAGAAATGTAACTAACCTATCGCTTAGAGACGGATCGACTGACTTAACTGCATGTTGTTCTGGAAATACTGTGTCATATTACATAGACACAGATAGTTTTGCTACAGCTACTGCTGTATGGACAGATTCTAGTTTACATACTAAAGCACCTAATCAATTTTATCAAGCTACAAGTATTGTAAGAGAGCAGTCTGCAGGACTTTTACTGCCATCGGTAACATGTGCGCCATGTGGATCATCTATACCATTGTGTTATAGTAGTACAAGTGAATCGGATTTATGTTGTACTGGTTGTACATATACATCTTATGGTTCATCAATAATGAAGTCTTTAAGATCAGAAGCATGTGGGTTAGCCCAAGATCAAACTTACTATCATAATGGAAGCGCGGTTGTTGGCGCACCTCCAGTTGTAAATAATTTTGTATATTCTGATAACACTGGAACTACTCTTCTGGCTGCGGGATATTATTCACTAAGTGCTACAGAAGTAATATATGTTAACAGTTCTGGTATGGTAGAAAATTTATTAACTTGCTAAATAATGGCTACAGATAACACATATTATATAGACACTAATTTGTTTTCAACTGCAACTGCGGTGTGGTCTGATAGTGCATTAACGACAAAAGCACCAGACGGGTGGTATCAAGCACCCACAGAAACTACAGTTACATACCGACAACAAACTGGTGGTGTTTTAGGAACTGCGGCAAATTGTGAGTGTCCAGTGCCATGTGGCAGTAATATTAGTGGAAGTGGAAATGTTGGTAGTTATATTATTGATATTGATATGGGTAACACCTCAGCAGATGTTGGTGCAATAATTGTATATTTTCAACCTTATAATATTCCAGATGGAATATTAGCAACTTTTGATTCAACAACTTACAACACCTTAACTACTAATGCTCATGGTATTGAATTAGCTACTGCAGGAGAAATAAATTTTGTAGGTACACCCACTGGTGGTTGTACAGCTAGTGATTTACAGGGAAGTTCTACTACAGTTTCTAACTACACATATAATGGAACTTCTTTTGTAGATACTGGTACTGACACTACTATAGTTATACCAGCCTCAGGTACAGTAAACTTAAATGCTACTGGTAATATTTTCTATACTATGGTGATACCCAAACCAAATGCAACACCTTCTAATTTAAGGTTACAGTTGGTTGGGGTTTGTGGTAGTACAGCATTTCAGTTCGATGCTATATGTCCAGCGCCTTTACCTTCGTTTACTACTAATACAGTTCGAACAAATCCAGGATTAGCTTGTAGCGCAAATTATGATCAAACATATTATTTTGCACGAAATTCATCTTCTATAGGCCAAACTACTCCTGTGCCAGATAGCAATACAATTCCTCAAGTAGGGAACTTTGTGTTTTCTGACAGCACTGGAGTTACTGCTTTAGCTGATGGTTTTTATCTAATTAGTCTGGCAACAAATAGTGTTGCTCAAGTTGTTTCAGGTGTTGTTACTGCAATTTCAACATGTCCAACTAACACTGCATTTGCATCCTCATCAATTGCAGCTTCAGTTATCGAAGCTTGTACAAGCACAATTGATCAAACATTTTATCATAATGGTTCTGGTACATTACCTACATCTGGAGATAATGCATACTCTGATGCGGGTGCAACAACCCCACTATCAGCTGGGTTCTACAAATTAAATGTAACTTCTTATATAGAAATAACTGGTTCAGCTGGACTGGTTAGTGGACCATCAAGTTTTGTATTAGGCACATCATTCAGTTCAAGTACTAGTCAAGCTAGTGGTACCGATGCATGTGCAGCATCATTAACAACAACATTTTATCACGATGGCTCTGGAACATTGCCTGTGGCTAGTGATACTTGTTATACAGATGCATGTAAAACTAGCACATTATCGGATGGCTTGTATAAAATTACAACTACAAATGGAGGTAGTTATATTACAATAACTGGAGGAAGTGGTGTAGTTGCATCTGTAACTAATTGTAATACTTGTACATCTTACCCAAGTAGTAATCCATTAACATTTGGAGCTATATGTAATCCAGGTGCCACTCCATCTATAGACAATATGTATTATCATAATGGTTCTGGTACATATCCAGTAACAGGAGACACTGTATTTACAACTATAGGATGTAGCAACCCTTTAAATGGTGGTGGTTCATATTTCTACATTTATTCAGTAGGAACAAATAATTTCTATATACGTGTTGATTCAAATGGTCTAGTAACTTTAGATTCAAATTGTACACCACCTTAATATTTAACTATGGCAGCAGAGACATTAACATTTAGCGATGACAAAAGAAGCCCTGGGTGGCCATCTTTTTACACATACTTTCCAGAGTATATAAAAGGGATGAATGGATATTTATACACCTTTCATCAAGGAAACTTATGGAGACACAACACTAATCCATTAAGAAACAACTATTATGGTGTACAAGGTATTTCAACTGTCACTAGTGTTTTTAATCCTGAACCTACATTAAGTATTAAGTTATTTAAGACTATGTCTTATGAAAGTTCACATAGTTGGGCAGTTACTGATTTAAACACTGATTTAAGCAGTGGTTCAATGTTAGAAACATATTTTGAACAAAAAGAAGGTGAATGGTATTCATACATAAGAAGTAATTCTGGATCGGTAGATTGGAAGCTAAGGTCTGGTAATGGTATTGCTAAATGTATAGGAGTTACAGGACCAAGTAATGCTACAGTAATAACATTTGACAACCCTATTGGAAACATTTTAAGTGTAGGAGATATTATTTATAGCTTAGATGTAGGAAGTGGACAAACAAATCCCGTTATAGCTGGTGCAGTTACATCATTAACTAGTAAAACTATTACTGTAAGTATTGATACAGCTACTGGTGCTGTTGTACCATCTGTAGGTTTTTTTATATTATATTATAAAAACAGTATAGCAGAGTCACATGGAGCTCGAGGATACTATATGGAGTTTACAATGACTAATGATGATACTAGTGCGGTAGAGCTATTTTCTGTAGGTAGTAATGTAATGAAAAGTTATCCTTAGAATTTGTTATCTTTGTGTGAATGGAATTACAAATAGCTCATGATGTATTAAACTCTGTAGTAGCTAGAAGAGGTTTAATGTGGGAAAAAATTGAGGATTTTCATAAAAAAGCACAAGCTTTAGAAATTTCTTTAGACCATACCGCTGGAGAACCTTATAGTCAAGAGTTTTCAGAGTTGTGTCCATTAAAACAACACATCGAAGGTGGTCTCTATACTAGAGAACTTTTTATGCCTAAAGATGGGATTATAATAAGTATGATTCACAAACAACAACACCCTTCTTTTTTATTGAAGGGCAAAGTTTCATACATTACAGATGCAGGAGAAATAAAAACAATTGTTGCTCCACATACTATTTTTACACAAATAGGAACACAAAGAGTGTTTTATGTACATGAAGACAGTAGTTTTTGTTGTGTTTATAAGGTAAAAGCTAAAACTTTTGAAGAAGCAGAAGCTGAGGTATATACTAATAATTATAGAGATTTACCTAAAAAAATAATAAATATAATAAATAAAAAATTATGGCAGGTCCAGCAGCAATAATATTAGGAAGTATAGCAGCCGCAACAGGGTTAGCAGGCATGGGTATTGGTTTAGGTCAAGCAGGTAAACAACGAAGAGCAGCGAGTCAAGCAAAAGCTGACTCAGAAAGGTTAATGCAACAAGCAAGAAATAGAATGATGGCAGACAATTTTGAAAACATTAAGTTGCCTACAGAATCTTATGACAGAGCTTTTAGAGAAAATACTGCACAACAAAGACAAGCCATAGACTCACTACAAGGTGCTGATGCAAGAACTTTAGCAGCAGGTATAGGTAAAGTAAGTGCGGCAGGAACTGCGGCAAATGAAGAACAAAGACTTGTAATGGGTAAAGACTTATATGATTTAGAACTTAAAAAAGCACAAAACGCAGAACGAATAAAAGATGAGTTGGTAGGTATGGATGTAGGACAAGCTAGAGACTTAACAACAATGTCGGCTGACTCAAGAGAAGCTGCAGCGGCATCAACAATGGGTGCTATACAGTCTGGAATAGCTGGTGTTTCTGCACTTGCAAGTTCATTACCAGATTACATGAAATCTGGTGCTGATAGAAAAGCTGGAACTTTTGCTGAAAGTGATGTGTTTAAAAATATGGATAAAGGTGGTAAAGTTGTAATTGATCCAACTACTGGCAAAGCAGTTCAAACTGATAATCCAGCATACTTGAATAGAGCTGATGATTATAATATGAATTTAAAACCAGGTGAGGCGGGATATATAGCTCCTACAATTGATTATTACCAAACAAATACAGATGCACAGGCTAAAAATTTAATTGGAGAAAACTTTGAAAGTATATTTGGTGACAATAAAACATTTAGAGAGTTAAAAAAAGATGACTTTAAAAATTTAACTCCAGCACAATTAGCAAAAATAAAAGAAATATTAGGTCAACGATAATTATAAACTATGGCAGTAGATCCAAAAAAATACTCATTGTATGCTCAACGAGACCTAGAAAAACAGTATGTTGACTGGGGAAAAGTAGCAAAAG